TTCAACCAGCGCTCCGAGGCCTGGGGCAAGATGCGCGACTACCTCGAGCATGCGTCCATCCCCGACAATGATGAGCTCTCCGAGCAGTTGACCGGCCTCTCGTACGGCTACGACGGACGGTTCCGGATCCAGCTCGAATCCAAGCGCGACGCCAAGAAGCGCGGCGTGAAGTCACCCGACCGCGGCGACTCGCTGGCGCTCAGCATGATCCCCGACCTGATCGACCGCAAGGTCAGCAACGCCAAGGTGCGGCCGGTGCAACGGCGAAAAATAGTTTGGTCGAGGTGATTGCCAACCTCGTATGGCCGTGCGACACTTATGCATGGACACACAACGTTGGTTAGACATTGAAGGCTTCGAAAATAGGTACCAAGTCAGTGATCACGGAAACGTGCGCAGTCTGGACCGGGTTCAGTGGAGCGAAGCACGTCAGTGCACGTACACGTACTGCGGAAGGGTGCTCAAGCCGCAGATGGATGGCGACGGGTACCCACACGTGATGCTAGGCGTCGGGAAATGCCACAAGGTACATCTGCTCGTTGCACGTGCCTTCATCCCGAACCCGGACAACCTGCCGCAGGTCGACCACGAAGACACCGACAAGTTGAACTGCAAGGCAGGTAACTTGCGCTGGTGCACTCTGGCGCAGAATGGTCGGTACCGGCACGATACGACGATCAGGGCTTTTGAACGGCGGTTCTCTAACGAGACGAAGGCAAAGGTACGAGCCGAAATTGAAGCCGGACGTCCGATTCTTCACATCGCCAAGGAATTCAGTATGTCGCGAAGTCATGTGCGGCGATGCGCTGGCGGCAAGTAGGCAACGTGACGCACCCCTGATACACTCCCGCGAACTCCGCAGGAATCCGCGCTCCGCGATCCGGCTCACCATCTAGCCGGAAGTCCATGGCCGCAAATCCCCTCATCCGACAACTCGGGCTCCAGCAGCTGCTGGAGCGGGACGCGCCGCCACCCCCCGCCGCTCAAGACCTCGCCGGCGCGCAACTGGAATCGGCCCTCGCTGGCCACGTGCGCCTCTCATGGCAGCGCAACAAGCTCTCGAAGTTCCGCATCGACGAGAAGCTCCTGCAGGACCTGCGCAGTCGCCGTGGCGTCTACTCGCCGAGCGAGATCGGCACCATGCAGGCGGCCAATGGTGGGGCAAACCTTTTGTGGGCACCCCTGACCGAGACCAAGTGCCGCGCTGCCTCAGCCTGGATCCGCGAGATCGTGCTGCCGGTGGGCGAGCAGCCCTGGGGCGTGGACCCGAGCCCGCAGCCCGACCTACCCATGCCGATGAAGCAGGCCGTGGTCAAGGGTGCGCTTCAGCAGGCGCAACAGGCCATGCAGCAGACTCAAGTAGCCGGTGGCGGGGTGATGAACCCCAAGGAGTTTAAGGATCTCGTCCTGCAGATCGGCGACAAGCTGAAAGACGACGCCGAGAAGCTCTACCTCAAGCTCGCCAAGGAGCGTGCACTCCGCATGGAGGCCACCATCGGCGACCGGCTCGAGGACGGTGACTACGCCGCGGCGATGGACGCCTTCATCGAGGACTTCGTCACCTACCCGGCGGCCGTCCTCAAGGGGCCGATCTACACGCGCCGCAAGGAGTTGCAGTGGGGCGCCGACTGGACGCCCAAGGTCGTGGACAAACCCATCCAGACCTGGGCGCGTGTCTCGCCGTTCGACTGCTACCCCGCGGCCGCATCAACGTCGCCCCAGAAGGGCGACTTCATCGAGCGCATGCGCTTTCGGCGTGACGAACTCTACGCATTCAAGGACATGCCCAACTGGAAGAATGACCAGATCGACGGGGCGCTACGCGACTACACCAACGGCCACATCGAGGCGTGGCTCTGGACGGAGTCGGAGCGCCAGCGACTGGAGCAGGAGACGACCTGGATGTGGCTGTCGCCCCCGGGCGTGATCGACGCGCTCAACTTCTGGGGCTCGGTGCCGGGCTGGAAACTAATGTCGTGGGGTGTCGAGGGCGACCTGGACGAGACCTGCGACTACGAGTGCAACGTGGTCATCTGTGGGCGCTACGTGCTCTACGCCACGCTCAACCCCAACGCGATGGGCACGCGCCCGTACCGCAAGGCCTGCTACGACGAGATCCCGGGCGCGTTCTGGGGCCGTTCGATCCCCGACCTGGCGCGCGCGTGCCAGCAGTTCTGCAACGCCGCAGCCTGCGCGCTCGCCGACAACCTGTCGATCGCCTCCGGCCCGCAGACCTGGGTGCATGCCGACCGCTTCGCCGATGGCGAGCAGTCCATGGAGATGTTCCCGTGGAAGCTCTGGCAGCTGAAGTCCGACCCGACCCAGGGCGTCAACCCCGGCATCGGGTTTTTCCAGCCGGATGACCGCTCGGGCCCGCTCATGGCCGTCTACGAGCACTGGGAGACCAAGGCGGATGACGCCACCGGCATCCCGCGCTACACCTACGGCAACGATGCCACGGGCGGGTCAGCTGACACCGCGTCGGGCCTGTCCATGCTGATGAACAACGCCGCCAAGGGGCTGCGTCGCGCGATCAGCAACATTGACTTGAACGTGATCGCCCCGACGATCAACGATACGTTCTACAACGAGATGGTCTACAACCCGGACAACTCGATCAAGGGCGACTGCGTCGTGGTGCCACGTGGCGCGGCGGCTGTTCTTGTGCGCGAGTCTCACCAGTCTAAGCGCTTGCAGTTCCTGCAACTGACGGCCAACCCGATCGACGCGCCCATCATCGGGCCGAAGCACCGCGCCGCGCTGTTGCGCGAGGTCGCGCAGTCGCTCGACCTACCCGTCGACGAGGTCGTGCCTACTGACGACGAGATCCAGCAGAACATGGCCATGCAGCAGCAGATGGCCGGCCAGCAGCAGCAAGCCATCGCCAACATGGAAGCGCAGAAGGAGGCCGCGATCGCGCAGCGCGAGAACTCCGCGCAGCAGACCAAGGCCATGGGCGAGATCGTCAAGACGTCTGTGGCCAGCGCAATGGCCAACAAGAACCAATCCCCAGATTCGCAAGGAGCGATGCCATGAGCGCACCAGCAGGTTACAGCCAACTCCCCACCACCGGGGAGTACATGAGAATCTCCGATGGCTCAGGGCCGTACGTCTTCGATGGCACAGCCATGGCCCTTGCGGCCACGGGCACCGGAGGCGGCGGAGGCGGCGGGGGTGCGGCCACGATCGCCGACGGTGCCGACGTCGCCGAAGGCGCAACCACGGACGCAGTCGTCGCGGCCGGCGCGGCCGGTACGATCTCCGCGAAGTTGCGGCGCCTGACGACGGACCTGTCCACCGTCGCCACGAACACGACCGGTCTCGCCACGGCAGCAGGGCAGACTTCGGCGCAGACGCTCACCGGCGCGGTGACCGAGACGGCACCGGCCACCGATACGGCGTCGAGCGGTCTCAATGGGCGTCTGCAGCGCATCGCGCAGCGGCTGACCAGTCTCATCGCGCAGATCCCGGCGACGCTGGGTATCAAGGCCTCAACTGCGTCGTTGCCAGTGGTGATTGCCAGTGACGACGCCCAGTTCGGTGCGAAGACGACGGCCTCGGTCATCAACGCTGGCGGCAGCGGTGTCATCGGGTGGCTGTCGGACGCGGTGACTCAGTTGAAGTCGCTGGTCACGGGTGTTGTGGTCGCCGCAGGCACGAACCTAATCGGCAAGGTGGGCATCGACCAGACCACGCCAGGCACCACGAACAAGGTGAGCATTGGCACCGACGGCACGGTGGCCATCAACGCCGCGCTGCCTGCCGGTACCAATTTGATTGGCAAGGTCGGCATCGACCAGACGACGCCGGGAACGACCAACGGCGTCGCTGCTCAAGCAACCGAGAACATGATCGGCAAGACGGTGGGCATCGTCGTCACGCCATCCACGACGGTGACGCGGCCGGCCAACACCACGGCCTATGCCAGCGGACAACTGCTCGCCAACAGCACGACGGCCGGCAGCGTGACAGCATTGCAGTTCACGTCCACGCGGTTGGCGGCGGGATCGGCAACGATCCGCCGTGGACGTCTGAGCAAGACCAGCACGACGACGGCTGTCTCGGCTTTCCGCTTGCACTTGTTCAGCGCGTCGCCGCTTGCGCCGACCAACGGTGACGGGGGCGTTTTCATTCCGCTGGGCGCTGCCAACTATCTCGGGGTGCTCGACTTCCCCAGCATGATCGCGTGCACGGATGGGGCTGCAGGCAACGGCGCGCCGCTGGTGGGCAGCGACATCACGTTCGCGCTCGGCTCGGGGCAGACGGTCTTCGGTCTGATCGAGGTCCGTGCCGCCTACGTCCCGACGAGTGGTGAGGTCTTCACCGCGGTGCTCGAGATCTTCCAGAACTGAGCCAGCCATGCGTTACGCATCGCGATTCGTGAACGGAGCGGTTGCTGGTGGCAACCGTGTACAGGGACGTTTGCGAGCCGTCTCCCCGACCAACAGCGTCAACAGTTTCCCGCCCGTCGCATCTTCCGGCACCGTGACGAACATCCGGTTTCGGATGCCGTTCTTTATCGGCTCAGGTGACTGCTCGCAACTGGTGCTCTCCAGCTACGGGTTCTACCTTGCTGCTGCCGCCGTCACGTTACTGCCGAATGCCTACAACTGGGTCGGCGTCACCATCGAGAAGGATTCGAATGGTGCGCTGCTGGATGTGACCTGGGGCGCGTCTGCGACGAAAACGATCAACGCAGGCGATACCGACATCCAGTGTGACCCGATCCTGCCTGGAAACTTCTCCGCACCGATGTCCAAGTTCACGGTGGGTGACAAATACTGGGTGCGTGGCGAATACAGCGTCGCCAGCGCTGCACAGTGGCCGCAGGGCGACCTGAACTTCAATGGCGACTTCCCGGCGTCCATCGCTGTGAAGATCGATCCCGCCACGAGCACTGCCGGGCCTGTGCATGGCTCTGGCAACATGGCGCAAGGCAATGGCGTAGGGTTCGGGTCGCCTTACGTCCCACTGATCCTGGGCCGTTTCGTCTCGGGCGACCCGAAGACGTTCGTCTACACCGGCGACTCGTTGGTGCGCGGCAGTGGTGACACCTCGAACAACACGAGGTTCAAGGGCAGCTTCCAGCGCGCGTTGACCGATGCTGACGGGGTGAGCAACCCACTCGGCGGCATGAAGATGGCTGTCGACGGATCACTTGCTGACTGGTGGAATGGCACGAACAACGCCCTGCTGACACCATACCTGGGCTACGGCAAGTACCTCTACGAGGAGTTCGGTTGCAACGAGTACCTGACGTCGCCCGGCACTGCGGTCGCTACTGCAATGGCCAAGAGTAAGGTCATCTGGGACAAGTTCACGGCCCTGCCTGACAACAGCGTAGCCAAGATTCTCAAGCCCAAGTTCACGCCACGGACACTGGAAAGCACTGCGGTATCGTCTTTAGTAGGGAACGGAACGCTGGTCACCGTGACCACGACGAGTGCCTTCGTTGCGACCATCGGAGGCATTGGCGCCACAGGGACGTGTGCAATCTCTGGTGCGACGCCCGCCGGCTACAACACGGTTGCAACCGGCGTAACGATGACGGTGGTCACGTCCACCACGATGACCTACTCGAACACGACGACGGGCGCGGCAACCGGAACGATCCTCATCAGCGACCTGTGGGCAACGTCCACCAACCAGTCGTTTCTCAACGCTGCCTGGGCGAGCGGCGGCAACGCACGGCTGTTCAACGATGAAATCGACAATCGTCTTTCGTCAAACCAGATCGGCACGGTAGTGCAACTCAATGCTCTGCGCATGAGCACCGACAAGACGCAAGACCTTTTCTACATCTACCTCAGCAACGGCACCGTGAACTACGCGACTGCTGATGGGACGCATCCAACCCCCGCGGCTGCGATTTTGGCTGCGGCCGAGATTCGTACGTACACCTCAGTTCTGCCTTGAAAGGTAGCGAGCCATGAGCAATTTCCCCAACCAAGGCACCGCCTACCTGGAGGGGAACCCGGTCAAGCGGGTGTCCCTGCTGACTGACGCGGCCACGCCGCAGAACTCGCCCAAGGTCATCGCCGGCGAGATCCGTGAGCAGATCATGCTATGCGATCCGCTCACCGGTGCGGCGCTGGACCTGCAGTCGGGCGGCGGGGGCGGCTCGTTCACCACCATCGCCGGCAGTCCCTTCGACAACGCGAACCTGGCAACAGCCCTGAACGGCAAGTTGGGCGGCCCGGGCGGCTACGATGCCGTCAATGGTGTCCCGACGCTGACCGCAGGCGTCGCGCCAGCGTCCAACGTGCCCCAGAACTACACGGTCACGAGTGCGGGCGTCACGGCCACGGTGAGCGCGCTGCAGGCCGACATCCCGGCGCTGCGCAACGGCGATGTGGTCGTGTGGTCGCCGACGCTGACGAAGTGGGTTCGCTACGCCGGCGAGGGGCTCACGATCGCGGTGGCTGGGCCGTTGACGATCACCGACGCGCACAGCGGCTGCTTGCTGCTGTGCTCGGGCACGCCCACGATCACGATCAACACAGGCCGCTCGGCCAACCTGAAGTTCGCGTTGACGGGTGCCTACACGCTCGCCGGCACGGCGGCGTTCGCCGACCTGCGCGTGAGCAACGGCAACGCCGGCCTGCTGAGCGCCGTCATGTGGGTTGCCACGGACAGCTACCAGCAGTTCGGGGGCAAGCTGTGAGCTTCTTCGACACGCTGGCGGCCATCGCGTGCCAGTTCCCGACGTGGTATGCGTCGGACGCCTCATTCGCGTGGTGGCCGCCCGTCGATACCGACACGATAGCCCTCAACCCGCTGATCGGTGCGGCGTTGCCGCTGACCACCGGTGCGGGTGCCACCACCGGCGCCGCGTCGGGTGGGCAGACAGGACCACTGTGGCTGCTGGGCGGCACGAACGTCTACAGCAACTCGGCCAACTACGCCAACATCGTCGACACAGCGAAGTCGGCGATCTTCATCGTCGCGGTCGATACGAATAGCCAGTCGGCGGGCGGCGTCATCACGAGCATCGGCTCGGGCAGCGCCTACTTCACCTTCGGCAAGGGCGTCGCGACGCCCACGACGCGGTTCGCCCTGGCGTTCACGAGCGTGGGCGGTGTCTCGCAGTCCCCGCTGTTCATCACGGCGGCGAGTTTTCCCGCCGGGGGCACGCAGGCCGTGCACTGGATGATCTACGACGCCGTCGCGCAGACCGTGTCAGTGGGCTTCAACCTGACGACCGTCTCCACGACCCCTCTCACGGCGTTCACGCCCGGCGCCTCGATCAAAACGAACAACATCTACATCGGCGCCACGCCGACCACGCCGACCACGCCGGCCGACAGCATGAAGCACAGCGCCGTCGAGTGGATTCAGCGCACGGGCAGCATCGCCATCGGCGACGCGCACACGCCCGGGTCAGCGCTGTTCGAGGTCAACAAGGTCATGCGCGCCTGCAACATCTCCGGCTTCGTCTGAGGACCCCATGACCACTCAACGTGTCTCTCAACTCGCCGGCATGATCACCGGACCGACTCTCGGTCTTCCGGTCATCACGGCGTCGACGCCGTCGCGGGCCACGTTCGGCGTCGCGTCGACTTACCAGTTCACGGCGACATCGGACCTGTCGGTCACCTGGACGCTGGTCAGTGGGACGCTGCCGTCCAACGTGTCGTTCGACTCCAGCGGTCTGCTGACGTTTGCCGCGAATGCAACTCCGGGCGACTTCAGCATCATCGTTGGCGCGGTCAATGCGCGCGGCACGCAACCGGTCACGGTCAACTGCAGCATCGCCTACCAAGCCGCGCTCGACAACGTCGCGGTGACCGGGTTCAAGGTCGGTCTCACGCTGCCGGCCGACACCGTGTCGACCATCCAGTGGTACAAGAACACTGGTGCCGGGCCCGTGGCTGTGGGCGGTGCCACGACGCTGGGTTGGACGCCGACGGGCTCTGAGGTTGGCGCCTACCTGTCGGCGCGTGGCCGCACCGTGGGCAACGTGGCATTCTTCACGCCCGAGTACACCGCGACGCACCAGGTCATGACGAGCACCGGGCCGGTGATCTTCAGCTCGAGCGACCCGAGCCTGACGGTCACGTCGGGCGGCAAGACCTTCGCGCTGTCCTCGGGCATCACGCTCGCCATGCCGACGCTGGTGCGTTCGATCGGCTCGGGCGGCTACTACGTTGACCAGATCCTCGCGGCCGGAACCTACACGGCCAATGACCCTATCCTGATCGCGGGGCTGACGGGTGCCCCGTCCAACACGCTGCTGGCCAGCATCGTCTGCCAGCAGCGCACGATCGCTGGGCCGCCCGCGGTCATCCAGAAGCAGACGGATTCGGCGAGCGCAACGGCGACACGTCCGAGCGGCAACACCGGCACGGGCTTCTTCGTGCGAAACGGCGCGCTCTACGACCCGAATGGCAACAAGTTCCGCATCCGGGGCATCAACCAGTGCCACAACGATTCGGGCGCCGAGACTCAGGGGTTGCCGAAGACGAAGTACAACCTGAACCGCATGGGGACGTACCTCACCCGCGGCTGGCTGACGGACCCGAGCGGGTTCCCGAACAAGACGTTGATCGACAACTGCACGGCCAGCAAGACCGTGTCGATGCCGGCGCCGCAGTAC